CAAAGTCTAGGTGGTATAAATCCATCTGAAGGTTATATTGAAGATTGGTTAGAATTTTGTGATGGAAAATTATTTTTATATGATCAACAGGGATACATTACACCTGAGACTGTATTAGAAGTCATTTACTATGCAGTTGAAAAGCTAAAGTGTACTCAGATTATATTAGATAGCTTAATGAAGTGTGGAGTGGCTGAGGATAATTACCAAGAGCAAAAAGAGTTCATTGATAAGCTATGTATTGCAGCAAGAGATTTAAAATGCAGTATTCACCTTGTGGCCCATGCTCGTAAAAGGTCTGATGATTTAATGAAAGCACCAACCAAACATGATGTATCTGGATCAGCTAACATAACTAACCTTGTGGATAATGTATTTATTGTACATCGAACCAATAAGGATAAACGATTAAAAGATGGTGATATTACGGAAGAAGAACATAAGGAATTGCCAAGCACTTGGGTCTCATGTGTTAAGCAAAGACATTATGAATGGGAAGGTGAATGGTCATTCTGGTTTGATCCAGATGCACTGAGATTTAATCCTTCAAAAGATTTAAATAAAAAGGTTGACAACTTTGATGATTATCTTTAATATATGAATTGTAGGTTAATTAAACAAAGGAGAAAATAATGAACTACAGTAAATATTTAAAAGAAGTATTAACAGAACCAGGCATTATCTCATCATGCTATGAGAACTTTCATAACTATAGCTTCGGTAATCAACTGCTAGCTTATGGCCAGTTAAAAGCCAGAGATCTAGGATTATCACCTATTGCACCATATAAAAAATGGCAAGATCTGGGTAGACAAGTTAAAAAAGGTGAGAAGGCTTTAGAATTATTACAGCCTGTTCCTGTAAAAGAAAAAGATCAGTCAGGTAAAGAAACTGGCAAAGTGTTTACATTCTTTAAACCAGCTAGAAAATGGTTCTCATATGATCAAACAGAACCTATTCCAGGTGCAGAAGAATATAAACCAGAAGTAAAAATAGCTGAGTGGGATGCAGAGTTAGCATTAAACAATCTATTAATCGTAGAAGAGGAATACAGTTTAGCTGATGGTAACTGCCAAGGATATGCAAGAGAAGGTTTTATTGCAGTTAATCCAGTAGCAGAATATCCTCATAAAACTAGATTCCATGAGATTGCTCATAATGTATTAGGTCACACTGCTGAAGGTAGATTACAGGATGATGAGAGAACTGCTAAAAACATCAAAGAAGTTGAAGCTGAATCTACTGCATACATTTTATGCCAGTTGCTAGGTTTACCTGGTGCTGAAGAGTCTAAGGGTTATGTACAGCATTGGTTGCAGTCTGATGAGATTACAGATAAATCTGCTCAAAAGATATTTGCAGCTGTAGATAAAATACTAAAAGCAGGTCAAATATAAGGAATTAATATGAATAATAATAATTATCGCAAAAACGGATTCAATAACCCTAGAAAGTATATTGATGACTTAAAACTTAATGGCAAAAAATATATGCCTTTAAAATATACAAAAACAAAAAGCAAAGAGGCTGTTGCGTAAAAACAACAGCTTCTATATTTTTTTAATTTAATGGTTGACAACCAGTGAAATATCATTAAAATAAGAATTGTAGTAATTAACAAAGGAGATACAAATGGAATATAAATTAGCAAGAATAGGATTTGGAGATAAAATTCACGTTGCTGAATTATATGAAAGAGAAGATGGTGTTACAGATTACCATCTTTTATGTGGATGTTCAGACTCAAATAGTTCATATGCAGGTAACAGAAATACATTGTTTGATATTAATAGATTGAATTTATGCAAACACAAACTTTGCAAAATATCAAAAATAGTGGTTGAAAATTTAAACTTAATTAAAGGAGAATAAGATGGAAATACAATTTGGTTTAGGCCGTAGAAGTAAACAGTTAGAAAAGCTAATATTAAGTAAACCTGAAATTTTTGATGGTTGGTATGACCAAGTAAATTTTGGTGATCATGAAGATGGTAGGATTTATGAAGTTAGTTTGAGATTTGGTAATAATGTTGATGGAGTTCATAGCTTGTATGGTTCAATAGATTATATTTTATCTGAAGTTAAAACTATACAAAAATGTGATGACCATAATTGTTGTTCAGATGAATGTAAAGAAAGGAGAATATAATGGATAATTTTACAGCTATTGGAATTGCAGAAGGATTTGAACCATGTGATTCAGAAGATCAATACTTGGAAGCATGGCAACATTTAGTCGATACTGGATTGGCTTGGAGCTTACAAGGATCATTTGGCAGAACAGCAAGAGCATTAATAGAAGAAGGATTAATTGACTCTTGATTAAATATCAAGTTTTTCAAGTTTAAGTCCCCTAGCAATAGGGGATTTTTTTTACCACAATATGTTGTATAGGTATTGATTTTTAACACAATATAGAGTATAATTACGCTTATGGGGGGATCGTGCACCCTAAAGATTTGTCTCCCCATCCTCCTTTGTTAAGCCCAGTTTCTCTCGCTGGGCTTTTCTTTTTTATAGGAACTAATTATGCCACTCAAAAAGGGTAAGTCTCAAAAGGTTATCAGTAGCAATATAAGATCTGAAATGAAAGCAGGCAGGCCTCAAAAGCAGGCTATTGCTATTGCATTAAGTAAAGCAGGTAAATCTAAATCGAAAAGGAAATAATTATGCCAATGGTCGGAAATAAAAAATATGCTTACACAGCTAAAGGAATGAAAGAAGCTGAAAAGGCTGCAAAGAAAACTGGTAAGAAGATGATGACTAAGAAATCTTATGGGAAGAAGAAGTAATGGTTAAGCCTGGACTCTATGCTAATATCCATGCGAAGCGTAAACGTATAGCTGAGGGCAGTGGTGAGAAGATGAGGAAGCCTGGCACTAAAAATGCTCCAACAGCTAAACAATTTAAGCAAGCAGCTAAGACTGCAAAAGGAAAAAAGAAATGAGTTACGAAGAAGAATTATATAGAAGATTAACAACAGGCCAAAGTGGATCTGAATCTAGATATTTAGATAAATTATCTAACATGGGTGCTGATACTCCTGCGGAAAGAGATTTTTTAAGAAATGTTATGGCAGGCAATGTTGATGCAAACACTCCAAGAGTAAGAGACATGGTCAACAATATGGGGCTTGCTGAAAGAGGTGTTGATACTCCAGCAGAGCGTGACTTTTTAAGAAATGCTATAGCAGCTGAATCACAAACACCAAAATCTCCTGAATATTTTGCTGGAAAATATGAAGCACAAAATATGACTCCTGCTGAACTTGATGCTTACTATAAATCTTTTGCCGATCAGAACATTAATTTAAATCCAATGGGTGGTTTAATTGGTGCTGCTCAGAATGTAGATAAAGCTATCACTAATGCAACTACTGCTCCTGGTATCTTAGGCGATACTCAGTTAAGAAATATTGGCATGGGTAATTCTAATGTATCACCTTACGGATTAGGTTTAGGACAACCTATGTATATCAATCCTAACCAATATGGTTTACTTAATTTTTAATGGCCGTTAAAAAGAAACAAGTTAATCTCTCAGTTGGTAGAGGTGAAAAATTACCTGTAAGCAAAGGCGGTGGTCTTACTGCAAAAGGAAGGGCAAAGTATAATAGAGAAACTGGTAGTAATTTAAAAGCACCAGTGACTGGTAAAGTTAAGCCAGGCAGTAAAGATGCCAAGAGACGTAAATCATTTTGTGCTAGATCACAAAGTTGGACTGGAGAACGTGGTAAAGCTGCGAGAGCCAGATGGAAGTGTTAAGCCCATGTACAAAGAAATGTTCATTCTTACCTTTGCATGATGGATCATTTATCTGTGAGGGATGTAGAAGAACGTTAGATGAGATCACTAACTGGTCAAACTATAGTGATGAACAACGAAAAGAAATTATGAAAAGGTTAGACAATGTTACTTAATTATTCAGCACCGAGAATAGCACCTAACATTGTAGCTGCCCCTACATCTAATTTAGATATCAATTCAATATTAGGATTAACACAATCACAATATGAAGGATTGCAAAAGGTAGGTGATACAGGTTATTACTATGGTGATAATAAAATGTATGAGCCATATTCTGGCGGTGGCGGTGGTGGAACAAGTTTTTATAAAAACACACCATATGGAGTACAGTATTATTCTGGTGGAACTGGCCCATTTGCTCAATCTGCACCATCTTACAATCCTATATTTGGATATAGTGGTGGTTGGCAAGCAGGTGGCGGTGGAGGAGTGTCAGGTTCAATAACAAGAAATGGACAATCTTTTAGACCTGTAGATGTAGATGTCACAGGATTTAGTAAAAACAAAGTTGGTGAAGAAGGAAGTGAAACATATGAGTATTCACCTTCTATGGCATATGTGTATTCTAAAGCACCAAAACCAACATACACTCCAACTCCAAGTGTATCTTCATTTTTAAGTGCACCAACAATGCCAAGTTACACAGGTAATTATGGAGCAGGTAGATTTCTTAATACAGGAAATTTATTAGGATTTAACTTTACACCTGCACAAACAACATCATCACCAGGACAGTCTCCAGCAATATAATGTTAAAGATATTTGTAGGATTTGATGGTGAAGTAGAACCAATCGCATATCATGTGTTCTGCCAGAGTGTGATAGAGAAAGCAACCATACCAGTTAGCTTTACACCATTAGCATTAAATACATTAGAAAATTACATAGAGACTCATGATGATGGGTCTAACGCATTTATCTATTCAAGATTCTTAGTTCCATATCTTTGTGACTTTCGAGGATATGCACTGTACGTTGACGGTGATATGCTATGCCGTGATGATATTAATAACCTGATTGATGAGATAGATCCATTTGCTGCAGTATCTGTAGTTCAACATAACTACAAAACAAAACATCCTGTAAAGTATTGCGGTAATAAAAACGAAGATTATCCTAAAAAGAATTGGTCATCATTAATGTTCTGGGATTGTGGCCATCATAAAAATAAAAAGCTAACTCCAGAATATATTATGAAACACGAAGGTAAACACTTACATAGATTTGAATGGTTAAAGAATGACTTTATAAATCTTGTAGGTGAACTACCCAAAGAATGGAACTGGTTAGTATCAGAATACGATTACAATCCTGATGCGAAGTTAGTTCATTTTACTATAGGAACACCATGCTTTTCTGAATATAAAGATTGTGATTATGCAGAAGAGTGGTGGGATACATTAAACAATTTAAAACAACCAACCTAGATGGAGTTGTAAATGGAAGATAACAGTCACGGAGGAAAGAGAGAAAACGCAGGTCGTAAGCCTGGATCAGTCAATAAAATGTCAATGACGGTAAAACAAAACGTCATTAATGTATTTGATAAGATTGGTGGTGAAGAGCACATGACACAATGGGCTATAGAAAATCCAAACCAATTTTATAATATTTACGCAAAGTTAATGCCTACTCAGTCAGAAATAGGTACAATAGATGGACAAGAATCACCATTAAACGTAACCTTAAACTTTGTGAAACCTAAAGAAGATGACAGAGATCCAAGCTGATTTCCCACACAAACTTGCTTTTCTTGGAGAACCACACCGATATAAAATAGCTTATGGAGGTCGAGGTTCAGGAAAGTCTTGGGGATTTGCAAGAGCACTCATTGCAATGGCAATGCAGAAGCCATTACGAATATTATGTGCTCGTGAAGTACAACGATCAATTAAGCAATCAGTTCACCAGTTACTCAGTGACCAAATACAAGTTATGGGATTCGGTGAATACTTCGAGGTCTTAGAAAATGAGATCCGATGTGTTAGTGGTAGTCGATTTAGTTTTACTGGCCTAGCAAATAACACTGTTGAATCTATCAAGTCATTTGAAGGTGTCGACATTTGTTGGGTAGAGGAATCTCAAACAGTAAGTAAAAGATCATGGGATATTCTTATTCCAACGATTAGGAAACCAGGATCAGAAATATGGGTAACCTTTAACCCTGACCTCGATTCTGATGATACATACAAACGATTTGTAATTGATACACCAGAAGATGCAGCAGTCGTAAAAATAAACTGGTCTGATAACCCTTGGTTTCCTGAAGTTCTTAACAAGGAACGATTACATAGCAAGGCTACTTCAGATGACTATGACAATATCTGGGAAGGTGATTGTAAGTCAGCCGTTGATGGTGCTATCTATGCTAACGAAATAAGAGAAGCACAAGAGGAAGGTCGAATAACCAACGTTCCTTATGATCCAATGCTTAAAGTTCATGTGGTGATGGACTTAGGTTGGAACGATAGTATGGCCATTATCTTGATGCAAAAAGGCATATCCGATGTTCGTATCATTGATTATATAGAAGATGACCATAGAACATTAGATAGTTACTCAGCACAGCTTAAAGATTTAAGATATAACTGGGGTCAGATGTATTTACCTCATGATGGTCGAACAAAAGATTTTAAACATGGTATCTCAGCAGAAGATATTATGCGTAAACATGGTTGGGATGTTAGAATCGTGCCACGTTTAGATGTAGAGTCTGGCATTAAAGTAGCTCGTATGAACTTTCATCGTTGTTACTTTGATAAATCAACAGAACGATTGATTGAATGTCTCAAGCATTACAGACGTAACATAAGTAGCACAACCAATGAACCTACTGCACCATTACATGATGAATATTCTCATGGATCGGATGCGTTTAGATATCTTTGTGTTTCCGTTGACGGTATGTCAAATGAAACTTGGCAACACAATGAAATAAAATATAACAGTTTAGGGATAGTTTAATGGCAGAAAAATTTACAGATGAAGAGTTATTGAGTCAGATAGACAATGAAGAAAACATTGCCTATGGTATTAATGACTCTCAACTATCAGCAGAACGTGCTGAAGCAATACAATTTTATTTAGGCGAGCCTTTTGGCAATGAGATTGAAGGCCGTTCTCAAGTTGTATCTTTTGACGTTCAAGATACCATTGAGTCAGCATTACCACAGCTACTTAAAGTGTTCGTATCTGGTGATGAAGTTGTTAGATTTGAACCAAAGAATCCAGAAGATGTAGAAGCTGCTAACCAAGAAACAGATTATATCAATCACGTTGTGATGGAAAAGAACAATGGGTTTGAAATATTTTATGTATGGTTTAAAGATGCACTTCTTTCTAAAAACGGTTATGTAAAAGTCTACTACGAAGAAGAAGATGATGTAGACGAAGAAGAGTATGAAGGTTTAACTGATGAACAGTTAGATATGTTGGTTGAAGATGATAACGTAGAAATATT